ACCGGCTATTTTGTATCTATTAGCAAAATCACTCCACTCAACGATACCTATCGGAGACAACACGTCAGCTATCTGTCTACCTACTATTCTCTGAGCACGATTATAGAGATATGGAACATCAAAGAACTCAACATTCCAACCTGTTAATATTGTGGGTTGTATTTCTAAATATTTTTTGAAGAAGGCATTTAATAAATCAAACTCGTCTTTAAATTGTACAATAGTATCACTTGTATTTTTTGTACTAAGTTTATTGTATGGGTCTAATACATAACAGAAGTATTCGTTTGTAACAGGGTCATTGAAAGCTATCGAAGTGATTACGTTTTCAGCTGTGTTGATATTAGGAAATCCATCTGTAACCTCTACCTCAATATCAAATATCATCGTTCTATGTCCCTCTGAAGGTTCATCTGAATCAGTATAATTATCTACCAACACACGAATCTCAGGATTGACATCTGACTCAAACAAATCAGGTTGTCCTTTTTCCCATTCTGTTATTCTTTTTAATTTATCACCATATAACGAGACAAAGTTTCCTGCTCTATGTTTTGTATAGGCATACTTTTTGTAACGAAAAGTTTGATGACCAAACTTATCGTCCCAAATATGCATTTTATTAACTCTTCTATCGTAATAGATGCCTTGATACATTTAGATTGTAAAACCTCAATTTATTATGTTAGAATATACGAACAAATCAGTATACTTGTCAAGTGGTTTTTATATTTTCTCCCGGAACTTCACAAGCGTCATTATTACAGAACTTGTCGATATCAGCTTCTTCACCTTCAACACCAACAAAACTAAGTTTACCTAACTTTTTGATTTGTTTATTGTACTCTTTTTCATCGATAGCTTCATAGGGCATTTGTTGATATGCTCCGTAATCGTGTCTTGGTAACAATGATATACCTTTTAATCTGTATTGAAAATAATTTAGAACAGCAGGTAACTGGTCGGCCTCTTTCTCAGGGTCAAATGTTGCTGTACAACTTACTTGATTGTCTGCCCAATGTCTTTGTAAGAATGCGGCTAAACTGAATTGTTCCCAAATTGATAGTTCAGCCGCAGTTCTTATTCCCTCTCCTACATCTACAGGTACTTCCACAACCATCGTAGAATCCTCTGAACCGAAAGCAGGTTCTAACTTATATCCTGCTTTCTTTAATGGTTCTAATAACTCAGAATGTTTAGATAACCTCATTCTACGAATATAAAATCTTGATTCAGGATAATGCATTCCTGGTGTAGCTCCTACTAACAATGATACCGTTCCACTAGGTTTGACTGATGTTGTTTTGATTGAACGTGGTACAGCAAACCAATCTGAATATTTTTTATCCCAATCTTGTATAGTATCATATCCAGTTTCTAACCAGTTTTGTAATTCATTTAATCCTTTGTTTGTTATAAACTGAGCAACACCACTTACACTACAACCGATTCTTCTGTTTCTTAACATCACTCTGTTTGTATCTGACCAATGTGTCTTACCTAAGGTTACGGTCTTAGCATATAGATAAGCATACTTTAGTGTTCTTTGATAATCCTCTAATGAATCGTGATTACTTGGAAACGTTTCTACTAAACAACATAACTCGTATGATTCTAACGATTGTTCGAGACAAGGATTACCTCCCATTACTCTGTGGTCTTTGTTATCACCTCCATTTTTCATACGAGAGTAAGTCCTCATATTATCTAACCAGGCAAAACCAGGTTCTCCGTTATCAGTAATACGTTTACAAACCTCCGTGTAATCCATACCCAACTCAGCAAAGATTGAGTTATTTGATGTCCAACCATATTGGTCTCTATGAGGATTAACTTCATAGTTTTTCAAATCTAAATACTCTTCATTGTCTGGGTCACCAAATACAATTTCCGCAGTTCTTCTTACATTACCTGCTACAACACATTTACCAATAAGATTCATAATATCTACAATGGTTGTGATTGTGATTGGTTCACCTTTATTTTTATCTAATACGTTTACAATATCTTGATGAACTTCCATTAAAGGTTCAGGACCAGAACTCATACCTCCGAAACCTTTTATCGGTACACCTGCAGGTCTAATCTTTGTATAATCGAAACCAACAGGAGCTGTACCGTGGAAATGACTCTCTAACAATAGTTTAAGTGATTCTACCCAACCCTCACGAGTATCTGGTATCTCGAATACTTCTTCGTTTCTATCAGGGTTGACACCTTTGACTATTATCTCACCAGCACCTTTAGTATCAAAACCAACACCAACACCTAACATAGATGCGTCCATCAAGAAACAAAATGGTTTGGAATAATCTTCTTTGATTGTTTTTGTTGAGACGAAGGCACAATTATTAAGAGCGGCATATAAATTCTTTTCTTCTGTAATAGGTGTGCCCATTGCCCATAAACCACGACCTGGAGGTAAAAACTTCATATTAAACATTCTATCATACATCTCTTGTGCTGACTTCTGAGCTTGCCAAGCGTTCCAACCTAATTGATGTGATTCAATCCAGTTCTTTTGCATTGTGTAGGTTCCCTCGACTACACGTTGAATAGTTTCCCACCATCTCTCATTTTTACCATTCTCTTTAATACGAGAATAAGTTCTCATATACACTAATTCACCAAGACCATTGAATCCGAACGGAGGTCTTTTTCTCTTATACTTATCTATAAACTTATCCGATAACTTAAATTTTTCCATCTAACTAACTCCTGTTGTAATCTTATTCTCGTAACAAATATAAGTATAATATATACGAAAGTATATTCACGATTTATTCGAAACCGTCAACTTTTTTTCCCATATCCTTGTATTTGTTTGCTAATTCTTTTCTTAAAAATTCTTCACTATTATTCATCTTACTTTGAGCATCTTTTCCAAACTGACTACTACCTTCAAAGATTTGTACTTGACCAATATTAGTATTTATCGTAGACGGATAAGTTACACCATCAATACCAAATCTGTTTTTAATCACGTGAAATCTACCTGTATTAGCTATTTTATCTTCTACTTTTCTACTCATACTCATAACAAAATCAGCAGTCATAACTTTACTATAATCTTCAGCTACTTTGTCAGCACCAATCACATCTTCTTCAAGAGCAGAACGATTAGCTTGAGAAGCAGTCCAGATAGGAACTTCTAACTCACCAGCTAATCCTCTCAAGTCTTCATAGATATTACCTATAGCATGTCTCTTCTCTCTAAAGTTACCTGTAGGCATTAAAATGTCAGCATAATCTACAAGAACTACATCAGGTTTGATACCACTTAATTCTATTTGTTTCAAGTGAGAACCTATTGTCTGAACACTAGCTGCTTTAGTAGGAAAGTATTTGATTAGTAATTTTCCAGGAAGTTTTTCTATCTTTGACTTAACATCTTCTTTATAATACTTGATGTTAGCTGTTGTTACACCTGTAAAGATACTATCATATCTTAAACCTACATAATTTTCATTCAACTCAAGAGTATAATGTACAACCGTCTTGTCTGTCTTGAGAGCTCCAGCTCCTAGAGCTTGTAGAGTCCAAGACTTACCGATACCAGCAGGAGCTACAATGACACCTAACTCACCTTCTCCTAGACCTCCATCCATTATATCATTAATAACGTCCCACGGAGTTTGTGTTGTAGCTCGAGCAGAAGCCTCAAGTCTCAAGTCGAGTGATGTGATATAATCTTGTCCTATATCTCGTTCAGTACCAGCCTTCATAGCCTCATCTATTATTGATTTTATACCATCGTAATCTTTGTTTTCTAATAAATTAACAGACTCTAATATAGCATTCTTGAGTGATTGATTCTTACAAAAATCAAGTGTTTGTGATTGTACGAACTCTAAATCAGTAGCCTCTATGTTCTTCCAAACTTCTCTAAGTTTATCAACAACCCCACTCTTTAAAACATCATTTTCTATTTCATCTATTTTATATTTTATAACTTCAAGTGTTGGTTGTTTTTTATACTGAGCGTAATAATCACGTATACTATTCACTAACCATTTATTAGAATCAGAATCAAACATTTCAGGATTCAAAATATCATTAATTGTCTGAATAAACTTAACGTCTCGTAACAACGAAGCAATAATCTTAGACTGAAATGATGTTCCGAATTGTGTTAATGTTTCACTCATTTGTTTTCTCTGCATAATGATTTAACTGATTAAAGTTAGTTAATAACCAACTATTAAGATTAGGAAGAGCAGCATATAATTTATCTTCCAAAAACATTTTTTGAAATTTATACTTTATTAATCTATTGATTGGTTCTCTAATCTTCTCTTGTATTTTTGTTTTTGTAGAACCTGATATGTCCACTTCTGATAATTGCATCAGTTTATAGTTCAGTTCTATAACATCTTTTGAATCTGGTAATTCTGTAATTACTTCATCTATATTAACTATACGATTCTCACTTAAAAACGGTAATTTTTTTTGAATTGTTTTAAGACCTAGTCCTCTTACACCTTTGATGTTGTCGGATTTATCTCCGTCTAATACTCTGTACCAAATATAGTTATGAGATGAAATACCGAACTCATCTAAAACCGTTTGTTCATCATATAACTTTTTCTTAGTAGGACTCCATATCTTGATTCTACCATTAGCTAACTGAAGAAAGTCTTTATCAGTTGACATAATTGTAATCTTTGACTCTGTTAAGACTTGACGACATACATAACCTATCGTGTCATCAGCTTCGATATTGTCATAAGATAAAACCGTTATAGGTAAAGTGTTAAGATACTCAACGACTCGTTGTAACTGCATCATCATATTTTGTTTCTCATCTTCTTGAGAAGCAAAATCATACGTACGATTTACTCTGTATTTTGTTTTTCTGTTTTGTTTATACTCAGGATATAACTTTCTACGGCGTGTAGACCCACCTTTGCCATCAAACACTATGACGACTCGGGTAGGTCTAAACATATTAATAGCGTAACCTATACTTCTTAGAAAACCAACTATTCCACCAACGTGAATACCATCATCGTTAGTAGTTGGTATAACACTAAACACTCTAATAAAAGTATTTAGGCCATCTATAACAAGTACTTTATCATCAGGATTTCCGCCGTCTAAAGAACCACCCTTCTTCTTGATTTCATCAAGTATAGAAAGATACTTTTTATTACTCACTTAGTTCCTCTTCTACGACCACATCATCTATACCAAAGTTCTTTTCGTATTTGAGAATAACCTTTTCACATATTAAGTTGTAACAATAGGTTCTAAAGTCTTTATCTTTGAGTTGTTCACCCCAATCTTTAGATTGAAACTTGAGTTCTACTCCTTTGTGATTGTCCATTGTGTACCAAGCACCTGCTTGTTTAACAAGTCTATGGTCTTTCATAACTTTCAACCAACTACCCTCATCATCAATACCACTTTCAAAGTAAAGTTCAAAATCAGCATGTCTCATAGGTGGACCAAGTCTGTTTTTAATGACTTGAGCTCTCATCTTCATACCGATAGTATTGTTCTTTTTATCTTTGATTTGTCCAGTATTCTTCAATCTAATTCTTGTTGAAGCATGGAATGGTAATGCTTTTCCACCACTTGTTGTCCAAGGGTCTCCAAACATTACTCCGAGTTTTTGTCTGAGTTGATTCGTGAACACTAAAGCTATTCGTTGTCTTCCAATCATTTGAGTAATCTTTCTCATAGCTTTAGATATGATGATAGCTTTTGAAGTAGCGTAACCATCTTTATCAAACTCGGCATCCATTTCTATTTTTGTCGAAGCAGCGGCTAGTGAATCAACCAAGATAGTAACTAATCTATCTTTATCACTTTCC